TCTGTTAAAAAGAAATCTGTTAAAAAGAAATCTGTTAAAAAGAAATCTGTTAAAAAGAAATCTGTTAAAAAGAAATCTGTTAAAAAGAAATCTACTAAAAAGGTTTTTCCTACGAAGACAAGTAAAAAAAAAGTATTTAAACCTCTTACAAATAAAGAAATTAAGAAATTAATGAAAAAGGGTGGTGATTGTGGGTGTGGGTCACAATTAGATAAAAAAACTGGTGGTAAAAAAAGAAATAAGAGAGCATATTATACAATTATACATTAAGTAAGAAAGATTGAATTTTTGTATAAAAGTCTTTATCTTTTTCTGTAATATCAAGTCTTTCTATTATATTTTTACAAGTTTTTACAAATGATTTCTTTTTTTCTTGTAAAGACATAGTTCTTGTTTCTTTTACACTAAAATACATCATAATTACCATTATAGATAATATACATAATACAATACCCCAAGCTTTTGTATTATTATTACTATTAGAGTCTCGTGTTATAGCAATATGTAAGAATATTGGTATAAGACAACCAATAGATATAAAAAATGCTTCTAAAAATGGTCCAAGTTTATTTAGATTTTTTAGTAAAAAACTCGAATCAATTGAGTCATCACCTGTATCTATACCATCGTAACTTGTCATAAATGTAAATAAGTTAATAAGTGCAGCACCTAATATAGCCCCCACAAAGTCAGAAAATGTGTTTCCCATCATAGATTTAGAACCGTCAATTACATCATATTTTTCTTTGATATTTTTTACAAATTCTTTTACACCACCACTTGTATTTGTTCCATGTCCTATTTGAAATAATTCTTTTGGAATCTGTAAAGGTTTTGATCCATCGTGTATAAATGTTTGTATATCATCTACTAAATCATTCATTCTATTATCACTAAATTGTTTAGATTTAGAATATTTAATTATATCGTCCTTACATCGTAATAATTGATTTATTACAGATCTCCAATTACTATTAGTCCATGTATTCATATATTGTAAATTTCTTCGAATACTTTTTTTATGGATATAAAATTTTTTATGTTTCGAAAAGGGTTCTAAAAATAATTGTACAAAACGATTATCTAATGCCTCTGTTCCTAATTTCATACCAAAATTATCTAGGAAACCAAATACAATAGCACTTACACCAAGAGCCATGAATGCTCCGATTTTAGAAAATTTTTTTCCTTTTATATAATCTTTTATTTTGTATTCTTCTAATACAGTAAAATTCATAATTGTCAAAATAATAGCACATATTCCTAAAAAATATATACCAGTATATTGGTCGATTTGTTTTTGTAATAGACTATTATTACCATTCGCAATAATTTTTGCGACTACAACACATGAAGAAAAAAATGTTATAATAGCTATAGTGGGTATTAGAAATGTTGCTATTTTTTTTGTTGTATCATCATTTTCATTTTTTTCATTTTTTTCATTTTTTGGAAAAAAAATTTTTATAGAATACAAACTACTTATAAATAAAATGACTAACACAAATAATATACAATAATATATTTTTCTATTTTTGTATATTTGTTGTTTCATATATAATATATATGATATTATATAAAAGTATCTTTTACTTCATCTATTTCCTTAAAAATAGTAATTGTATAAGGAAAAGTATATACAGGATAATGTTTCTTTTCATAAAAAGTATTTCTTCTTATTGCCTGTGATGAAAAACTAGAAAAGTCATCTACTATATCTATGATTAAGGGTGGTCTTTCTGGTGGATATTCTGTTTTCCTCATAATTCTACCAACCGATTGTTCAATATTCGACTTAGATGTCACCATAACAAGTGTGTCTAATATAGGAATATCCATTGCCTCTTTTGCCATTGAATAGGAAGCGAGAAGTAAGTCTACACTTTCTGACCTTTTCCTTTCTTCTTTTTTCATACCACCTATGTAATATCCAATAGAAAACGGTACAGTATCCTTATACATTTCTTGTATCTCATTATTAATATTATGTAAATATTGAATTCTTTCACTTAATATCAATATATGTCTTTTATCTTTAATAAGATATTGTATTATATTGCAAATCATTTGTAGTCTATTAGGACATTGTATTTTATTACTTATCATTTGAACTACATTTGGTTTTCCCATATAGTTTTTTATAGATTTGTAAAACTTTGTATCTTTCATTTCATTATCTACAACAATTACTTTTGCATTTTTTGGGTTTTTTATACTACTTTTTTTAGGTTTGTATATAATATCTCCTATATATAACTTTGTAATTTTTGTCATACCATCTGCTCGATTGGGTGTCGCAGATAATCCAAAATGATATCTTGTATGTATTTTACGTAATGCTTTAGAGAATATTTTGGAAGGTACACAATGAACTTCGTCATATATAGAACACCCAAATGTAGAAAAAATAGAAGTATCGTAATCTCTCATAGCAATACTTTGAAGCATTGCTATGACAATATCTTTATCTTCAATATCTACTTTTTTTTGTTGAAGAATACCTATCCTCGCACTTGGTAAAAATTGCTGAATACGCTCTTTCCATTGATCCATCAAAAATTCCTTGTTGACTATAACTATTGTTTTTACAGATAGTTTAGAAATAAGATACAAAGATATAGAAGTTTTCCCATACCCACAAGGTAAGCATAATATACCACCACCTTTACTATTTGCGGATTCTAAACATTTTTTAACAGGCTCTTCTTGGTTCTCTCTCAATTTTCCATTAAATTGTATAGAAATGTTTGTAGGTTCTACTAACTTACATTCTTCTGGAATTCCAAATGTTTCAATTCCATAAAATTTAGGTAAAAACATTTTCTCTTTTGTGTTTCCATAAACAGAAAATGGTTTGCTTTCCGGACCATACCCTTTTATATGAAAAGGTTTAAATGTTAGTTCTTCTTTTACTTTTTCTATTTCGTTTTTTGTGTAGTTTTTTTTATATATTGTATATCCCTTTTTTCCAATATATGTACTCATCATTATAGATATTATGTAAGAATGTTTATGTATTATAAATTTATTTTATATACTATATAATATAATAGAAAACATACATGACTTTTAAATTTCCCAAAAAATTTACAGAATTTGATTTACTTCGCGCCGTTGTTTCTTTAGCGATTATTATTTATATTCTTGGAATTGTCCCACAATTTACCCAAGGAATTCAAGCACTCTTTAACAATCCAATTGTAAAAATTGTTTTCTTAGTTCTTATTGCGTCTGTTGCATATGTGGATACTACTATAGGTATATTATTAGCAGTTGCTTTTTTAATTTCTTATATGGGTTCTCCTCAGAAGAATATGCCCGGTAAGAATATTGCAAAACGTTTTCAGAAAGGAACTATTAGGATGGTAGATGGTGTAGGAAATAGCGCCTCCTCTTTAATAAGAGGAGCTGGTGAAGGAGTTGAAGATGTTATTGATGGATTACAAGAAGGTTCTAATGCTATGTTATCTGGTGTTTCTTCTGGAACAAATCGTGTATTATCCGGTATGGAAAGTGTTGTAGATGGACTACAAAATTCTGCAACGTCTACTGTTAGTGGATTGGGTCAAGGTGCGCAACATTTTGTACGTGGTGTTGGTTCTGGTGCCAACTCTGCTGTTAGTGGATTAGGTCAAGGTGCGCAACATTTGGTGAGTGGTGTTGGTGCTGGTGCCAACTCGGCTGTTAGTGGATTGGGTCAAGGTGCGCAACATTTGGTACGTGGTGTTGGTTCTGGCGCCAACTCTGCTGTTAGTGGATTGGGTCAAGGTGCGCAACATTTGGTGAGTGGTGTTGGTGCTGGTGCCAAACACACCTTACTTGGAGCAAGAGATGTAATGTCTGGTGCTAGTTCTGGAGTAAAACATGTAGTCCAAGGAATTGGAGAAGGTGCGCAAACTTTGTTAGACGGTGTCCAGGGCAGTGCGGAAAGTCTTATTAAAGGTGTCCAGGGAGGATTAGGCGACCTTGTTGGTGCTAATGATGAAACCTTTGAAAACTTTTCTTCTTTTTAATTTTTTATGATAACCTTGAAATAGTATATAAAAGAATTTTGTATATGTAATAGATTAGAATTATTACAAATATATTGTGTAATATTGTATTTTTGTTAGTAGAAATAGAATATTGTATTTTATGTAATATTGTATATATATTTTTATGAGTTTTTGTAATAATATTTGGATTAGAAAAGGATTCTAGTATATTTGGAGAATCTTTAGAATATTTGTAATCTGTAATATTTTTATATGTAGGAGTATTTTCAGGAAAATCTAGATCTAACAAATCAAAAAATTTTTTTGGAACATAGATTGGATAAATATGATGTATAAATTGTATAATAGATCTATTTGTGTTTTTTGTATATGTTATATAGTCATCCCGTGTAGAATAATACGTAGAATTATGTTTTGGTAAAAACATAAAAGGTGACCATCGTACATCTGTGGGTATAAGGTTACTATTTTTTGTATTTTTTGTATTTTTTGTATTTTTTGTATTTCCTAAATATGTATATATTGTATTACAAAATATAAATACAGGGTTCTTTGAATATCTATCATATTCTACAACTATATCTGTTTTTTCAACATTATCAGAAGAAACTGTAGAATTTTTATTTATTTTACTTGTATTAATTAATGTAGAGTTTTTGCATTTTTTTTTTATAAGATTAGTTTTTTTAGTAGACTGTAATACATTTATATCTTTATTTTCTGAAGAAAGGATAGGGACATATACATATAATATTTTTTTAACTTTTGTATCATTTTTTGTACCATTTTTTATAATTTCTTCACATACATATACTATTTCATATTCATAATTAGGACTTTTTCTATTACTAGCAGGAGAAGATTCGCAAGTTCCAACATCTATTATACTATTAGACCTATGGATTTGTATTTTTTTAATTTTATACAAAGTAGTTATACCCTGATAGGTATATTCAAACTTATATATATCCTTTTTATCTAAAAAATTTTTTATTTTACTACCTTTCGTACCATCTTTTATACCACCTTTTATATTATCTATGTTATTGTATGTGTCTCCTGTATAATCCTTATAAAGATCAAGTATATAATAAGAAGAATTATTATTATTATCTTTTGTAAGAACAATTCCTTGTATTTTTCTTTTTTGTTTTTCTTCTTTAAATTCACAACTTATATTACAATTCGCATCTTGTAAGGAAACTTGTATTGAGGAATTACTCATACAAATTATAATATATATTAATATATATTAATATTATATATATATTATAATGCCTAATTTTATTATTATTGAAGGATATTATAAATGGTTATTTCCCTTAGTAATTACACTTATATCAATTGTTGTATATATGATTTTTATTGACCCATTTCGAAAAAGAATATACAATATAGAACATTTTGTAAAAGAGAATTTAGCGATAGATGGTCTCACAAATATTCTAAGTCAAAACACAAAACAACAAGCAACAACAGCAGAAAAAGCAGAAAAAGATACAACAGAAAAAGCAGAAAAAGCAGAAAAAGCAGAAAAAGATACAACAGAAGAAGCACAATCATCAGCAACAACAGCAGAAGAAACAGCAAAAACAGCAGTAGCATCAGAAGCAGTAGATGAAGCAGTAGATACAAAATCACCAGATACAACACAAGATACAACACCAGATACAAAATTAGTAACACCCGGGGAAAAAAAAGAACCAAGAAAAGAACACTTTACAAATGCTATTTTAGTACAAGATGATACAAAAGGAATACATGGGTATAATTATGAAGACTATAATACTCAATACAAGTCTCTTGTGGAAATGCAAAAAGTTTCTACAAAAAGAAATACACAATGTGAAAGTTCTTTGAATAAAAAAATACAAGAATATGAAAAAATGAATGTTATGTATAACTATGAACCTGAATTACTAGAAAAACCAAAAACCAGTTATTATAATGGTATTGGAAGTTCCGACAATTCATTATTTTCTAATAAAAAATAGGCTTGATATCAAGGTTTCTTTTTTCAATATACCACCTTTCTATTTTAGGGATACATATAACAAAACTCTTAAAAATAGAGTAAATAAGTAAAAATATTATCAAAAAGATAAAAATACACTCCATCTTTATATGTATTTTTATTAATAATACATTATATTAATTACAGGTTATAATAGTATCAATTTTTATACATATAAAAATATATACATATACTATATACTATATATACCTCATATTCTTATTATAAAAAATGAGTTTAGAAAAAATGCTTGAGAATGTTTCTATCCAGAACACACCATATGAAGAAGAAATATTGAAAGAAAATCCAAACAGATATGTGTTATTTCCAATTAAATATAATGAGGTATGGAAACATTATAAACGTGCTGTTTCGTG